GAAACAAGGTAGTGTGTAAGAAAAGACAACGCATGAAAGACCTCACTGGGGGATGCCGTCATCAAAGTGCAGTGATCGGGTCATCTCAGTGAGGGCAATCAAAGCATCGTCTGTAGAGACAGATGGCGGGAGAGGGCAGTAAAAAGAAAAGGTTGGGCTGTGAGTCATATCCTCTAATCCAAGGACAGAGGCTGCTGAACGGTAGGCAAAGTCCCATGGAGGGAGGTTAGCAGCTGGAAGGAGGGCAGCCTGGACAGTAGTATAGGTCTCACGACCAAACAACGCCAACTCTGTGACGAATGAGCGTAGTTGATCAATGAACTCTCTTTTTCCCTTGCACCAACAGATGCGTGACAACATACTGTCCAAAGGCAAAACAGGCACAGGAAGTGGGTATTCTGGTGTTGCGCGCAGAGTGCGCTTGAGAAAGGTCACTTCAGATGGTGGAACAAAGGAGTAGTTGAGGGTTTTGTCTGGAGCAGTGGGTTCCATTCCAAACTCCTCGCGGAGAATGGACGTGAACTTTTCAAGAGAGATCTCTTGATCCACGGAAACAACATTGTCATCACCATAGGCAAAGGTAATGAAATGCACATCTGGATTACACTTAAGCAGGGCATAAGACATCATGATCACATTGCAGACTGAATTGTAGACAGCAGTGATGGGGCAACCCGAGGGCATGCCACCTCCAACGACCACGTCATAACAGGCAACCTGATGGTTGGAGTTAATGATGGGCCAGAAGAAGTTCATGGAAACCTCGGGGTCAGAAGTGAGATTTGAAAGAAGACGGGCTCCTTGAATCATGACCTCAGTTGAAAGTCTAGAGTCATACTTTCTGAAATCAAGACACAGGTTCCTCTCGTACAGTTGGGCAAAGGCTGGGTAAAGCTGGGTGTAGACGTTGATGCCAGGGCCAAGCCCTGTCTCAACCATGTCCGACCCGTACAGAACAGTTAAGACTTCAAGGAATTGCATTCTAAAAGCAACAGTGTAGTCCAATGACGAACACTCAACTACACGTGTTTCTCCTTGCCTGATTTTATCCCAAGAGCGCAACTCATCCTTGAAAAAAGAAGAAAAGACAACTCCATCAAATTTACCTTGCTCCAAGTCCTGAGTGAGTGTATGAACATCAGCACGTAGCGTATCATGAATAATACGATGCTGGAAATCTATTAACTCACTTCGCTTGATTCCTGGGTATTTTGGGCCAGCAGAAGCTTTGTGGTCCATGGGGGTCACAGTGTCAAAAACGGCAGTTTCAATTGAGACAGGGCGGGCAGGGCGGGTGAACAATACTTGCAATTTGGTGAAGTATTCATCAGTGACGGCCGTAAGCAATTCAGGAGACTTGCAGGAAACATCACGGTCATACTTCTTAAATTTCTCTAATAGGAATAAAGCATTGGATTCCCGCTTTACCTCCAACCGAGAATCAAAAGCACTGAGAGGCGCAGGGGCTAGGTCACTCTCCACAACTAAGGAAACAGGGGATGGCATGTATTTTGTTTTGGGACAGAAACCGAGTGTGAATCGGGGAACTTCCTTGACAGTCACAATTTTGCCTTGGGCTCTAGCAGATTCAAAGAGGTATGGGTCAACAAATCCAGCAGAAAAACCTTGGGAGGGGGTTCCAGCCATATGAATCCCGACGGGCACCCAATTGCCCTCATGCAAACACACCAACAGGCCCCCACACATTCCTGGGCGGGTGGCGGTGTTGTAAGCATAGGCTATTGTTTGGGTACCATGCCAAAATTTCACATTCTGGAAGGAAGCACATTTCTCAACAGTTTGAATGTAATTACCAGAAGGGGTGGAGAATAGCAACATGGTTTGGGAGCCTTGAACAATTTCTGGCACAGGTTGGATGGTCCTGTGTGGGGGAATTTGCATGCACTTTGCGTAAGTAATGTCACCATCACTTCGCAATTGCAGTTTGGACTTACTGATTTTGAATTCTCCAAGCAGTGTTGTTAATGTGAAATTCTCAGGGAGGTCCCTGAACATGTGGGTATTAATAATGACAGTTCTAGATGAGATAGCACAAAAATAGACAGTCCCTGACTCAAGTTGAATGAATCCAGTGTGTTTGAAAAGGTGGTGACAAGGTGCAGACCATGGACCTTGAGGGTCAGCCTTACGGGCAAGTTCGCGTGCCGAGACACGAACTGCCGTTCCTGTGGGGTTGTAAGGTCCTTGTGAAGGAGCTTTCTCTTCTTTGGCAGCACCGGAAGAACCTAACCAATTAGATATAGTGGAAACAAAGGCTCGGATTGCACAGAAAGCGCCAGCTGCTCCAAAAGCGAGGGATACCCACTCTGGAATGGTCCGACGTGGGACAGCTGCGAAAAGCCGGGCAGCAAGATCTTGGGTGTGGGCATCTCGCTGAGCGTCGGAAAGGAAAGGAAGGACTGGGTCAGCTGCGATCACGCCTCCGATCACCCGGCGCCACCAGGCGTCATGATGAGCGGGGGAGTCCATCTCCATTGACATTTCGTCGACTGCATCCAGATCAGGATCAACCGATGTACCTTCAAGGAGCTCTTCCACTGAATCTGAGACAGCACGCACAGGACTGGGACTTTGAGCAAAGGATTCCCGCGCTTCCACCATTGAAATGATGGATTGCAGGAGAGTGTCATACCTTACAGGTTGCTTGTTCGGGCCTTGGATGCGGAAGAAGGAGCGGTTATCAAAGGATTCCTTGTTGAGGGTCCAGGGAGACTTCAGAACCTCCACGGTGATTGGAAATCGCCGCTGGAGTGCACCAGGGGTTGTAAGGGTGTATGTGGTAAAATCTAGCCTGTTGGTGGTTGCCAGCACTACCTTTCCATTGTAGTGTGTACCCTTACCTTCAAGGTCAGCAATTGGCACAACAAAAGGGACAGTGGAGATACATTGACACAAAATTTTGAGATCTTTTTCCTCTTTGTTTTGACCCAAGTCATCAATCATATGGATTTCCTGGTCAGTGTAAAGGTCAAAGTATTCACTTCCAGTTGGGTGGGAGTAAACTCCCCAATTGAAATGCTTAGCAAGATCAACACTAAGAGCGGACATAAGCAAAGATTTTCCTGTTCCAGGTTCCCCAGCTATCCAGACACCAACAGGTTCCATTCGGAGAGGTGCCCGGGGAGGTGGGGCTGTCTGTACTGAACTAACTTTGTTGAAAGCATTTTGGGCAAGGCGGTTTGCCTCTGCAGGAAGGCCTGGAGTCTTTAACACATAGTGTAACTTGACAAGTAAGTCTTTCTTTTTCTTTGCCAATTCTTGAGTTTTGACTTGTGAAGTGGTTGCCTCTGCCAGGAAACCATTGGCATTAATCAACACATCAGCTATTGCCAATTGTACATCTGGGTCTTGTGTTGGGGGGTTGATCCAATTAAACCACACATACTGCAACAGTCTTCCAATTGCGGAGATCCACCAGGCGACAGACCTTGCAATATCAGTGAATTTCTTAAAGTCCTGGGCACGGGCACACAAGCGCGTGAAAGCGCGGTGGATGCGGTTCCACGCAACGGAGGGCAGTTCCAGAAAAAGGGGGGTTGTGGCAGCCTTGAAAGCATCCCAGGTGCCACAAGCAAGTGCTTCTATAAGAACAGCTATGGCAGGGGGAGCCTTGTGGGTTGACATGTCATACATAACCATGCCGCCCAGTAACAAAGTGACCACGGGGTCCTTCGCCACATGGATGGCATAGAGATGAATGGCCGCCTTAATCAGGACAGGTGCATAATTGCGGAGTGTTGCCTTCAGCGCATAGGTGTCAAACCATGCACTGATCCAATCAAAGGGTCCTTGTGGGATGGCACTAGAAGCAGACCCAGCTATGTCAGCCATGCGCTGGGCGATGGTCTGGCGAAGTTMTGGGGGAAGCAGGGGTGGGGCCCGGGGAACAGAGAAGGGCAATCCAGCAAACCAACGAGGGGCCATTGCAAGCGCCCACGTTGCCATCATGATTGTGTCTACCCTTGCCAAGCGAGACACGGGCAGGATAAAACCATCAAGGATAACATGCACTTTTGGGTCTTCAATGGTTGTTAAACCATGAACACAGAGAGTCAATTCTGGTTTGCAAGGGAAATAATCAGCTAAGATCCAATCATAGATTGTGGGGCCATAGATGTGCCACTCCCGAAGGGGAGGGGAGCGCAGCGAGAAGCGCGGACACCTCTCAGCACGCGGCCATTTGCACAAGGATTTTCCTCTGGCAGCTTTGAGCTTCAACTTTTCAACATCTCTGGGCCAGGTGATAGCCAACAGCATTCCTCCAACTTCCAACATGTATTCATTATTCAGAGGATCATGCACAATAACACATGGGCCTGGGTTCCTTTCAACATCACCACTGAGAAGCAACAAGGAGGACAAATCCGGGTCACAGTTGGGGCCTTGGGCCGCTGCAGAAGCGGCAGCCGCCATGACACGCGAGATTGCGGTGCGAGGGGCTGATTCTGCATTGAGTCCACGGGCAGTAAGCATTCCAAGAGTAGCTCTGTATGATGAGAGAGAAGCAGAAGAACCGGGAATAACCCAGTCAGGAACAGGACGAGGGAAGAAAAAATTGGCAGACCGAAGTGCAGCGTACAGGGTGACCTGACCTCGGTGATCAGCATTCATAGTACGCGCAACAATCGACCCCAACGTAGCGTTGGAATCAGTGCTGCGGACTGGGGTTGCAGAGTAGAAGGGTACTGAAAACATGGTATTTCCCTGGGCAGGAACTATTATGGAACCACGGGAGGCCATAGCACTAGGTACCATGACAGGGGTCTCATCCCAAAAATGAGTGACTTCAATTGGAAATGGGTTAGGATTCACAACAGCAAAGACTGGTTCTCCGTTCCAGAAAGCCATGCTTCTGGCAATGGCAGCATGGGTGTTAGCAGGAAATGGGACTGGGAAAAGCTCTATTGTGTGCTGGGCCATGAGAACGTCAGTGACTTGCCAGAACCGCCCCAGCAGGCGATCCACAGAGGAATGGGAAACACTAAACATGGGGTGCTCTGGGGTTATAGGCTGTGGTGTAGACACACCCTGTGTCAGGTCTGTGGTTACCATCTGAGGACCAAATGGGTCAGCCACTTGAGATGGGACAGGAGGAGCATGGTAAAGCATGTCATTAGAGTGTGGAACGTACACTTCAACATCATTGCCAAATGAAAGGAAAATTCCGACTCGCACTGAATCAATTGAGCTAGCATTAAAAGTCAAAGGATTGTTGACAAAAATGCTGAGTCTAACCCAAAAGGATCCAGTGAGGCGTCGCAACCAACTTTGGGAGGTGTATGGAACAGTCAGGGTTGCAGTGTTAGACTGGGAAATGTCAAGAATTGTGAACAAAACTGCCATCGAAGATTGATTGTCAAAATTGTCATCGCCACTGGGTTCAGCAGCAATGCGCAATCTTCCCTGGTTGAACACACTCGAGGCGACCATGACAGTGATGTTAAGGGCACCACGAGCGTATGCAAAAGAGTTGGCAATCATTCCCAGAGTTCCAACAGACCTACCAATGTCTATGTTGTATGCAAAAATCCTACTTTCAGCAACAGTTGTAGCTGGCCACTCAAACCACCATGAATCAGTACGTGATCCAGGGCGCATAGCCAACCACTTGAAGTCCCTAACAGGGTGTTGGCCTCCAGGTGTTGTATGGTCAATTCTGAAGCCTTCACTGGCAAGGGACAATGACTGGGCATGACTTGAAACTTGTGAATTTGCAATGTTCAATGAACCTGGAGTGATGGGGATGACATACTCTGGGTTGGAAGCTATTGTAGAGAAAATTTGTCGGCGAGGGCGCGGGCAAGAGAGAACAGACTCAACAGCAGCAAGATAAGTGACAAAAGTAACTGTAGCAGATGTGCCAGTGGGGGAGCGGAATGGGGTCAGGGGCATGAGCCGGATTGAACCCATGTCTGTAGAGTCCACTGGGACAAAAGGTGTAGTGGAAGCATATGGAATGATGAAACGGGCAGTAGATTGTCGCGCAACATCGATGATGACGTGCGGAGAGTTGAAAACTGTAGTGTGGTCATACTGCTCGTTCACAAAGGGTGGGAGATAGTAAGCAACTACTATTCCTGCACAACCCATAGGGGCATTCACTTGCACCTCTGCAATAAACTTTGTCTTAACATATCTGAGAAACATTGCAGTAGCAAAGGGTGGGGCCTGAGGGTAACTGACATAGTAATCCCTGGGAAGGTGAATGGTTACAAGGTCCTCAAAGGGTTTACTGTTTGCAGTGTAAGTAGTGGTACTCACTCTGGTCAATTTCCTAGTTAAATCAGCTTGCAAGTCAGGTGGGAGGGTGTTAGCAAAAGACTGGTCCTCAAAATTGACCTCTTGCGGGGCATTGGCTCCGCCAGTGGCAGCTCCCAAGGACTGAGAAGATGCTGTTGGAGTTGTTACAGTAGTATCAACAGCAGGGACAGCTACAGATGGTGGGGGCGCACTGATGGTCTCGCCTCCACCACCCGTTGGGGCAGTTGAAATTGGGGCACTGTTTTGGGGAACTCCAGATGGTGTATCTGGGGCACTAACACTTGTATTTGACAGCGTACTAGTCAGCATGTCCACGCCAGAATCAATGGCACTGGCCACACCGGTAGCAGCCTCACTACCTAAAAGTGAAGAGATTAACTCTCCACCAGCAATTGTTGCAAAAGAGAAAGGATCCATAGGGGTTGATTTCTCCTACAATGGTTGAGGTGGAGAACAGGCTGTCACCCTGCACCCGACCAGCCCTGGATTCCCAACCAGGGGTACACCACAAGGTCCTACTAGGGAAGGATAGCGAATCGCGTCCATCAATGTGATGCCTCGAGCTCACCCAACCAAGGTCAGAGTCCCGGACTCCGTTTCCAGAGTTTGACCCGGTGTATGACTCCTAGTTTGTTCACATGTGCGCATTTCATCCTGCACGGTACCTGTAGCTTGACAACTTCACTCACCGGAGGTTTACCAGTAAGGAGAGGTGGCCGCCACTGCCAGGCATCGATTAGAAATCAACACACACAGAGGTGGGTGGGCACGTGGGCCCCTACCAAGTCCAAAAGGGATAACCAGAAAATC